TATGGTGACGGTTCTCTCCTTTCTCTGGTCATAATCCAGATGTCTCATACCAAAATGAACATGCATGCTCACAGGTGAAACTAAAGTTACCTTATCTTTGAACATGTAATGTAAAAGAATTTCGATATTAGTGAAACCCATTGGTGGTTGTCTCTCTATTAATATTTTGTCAGCTGAATCAAATATATGTTTGTGATCTTCAACAAATAAAGGAATGAGGTCTACAAAGTCATTCGAATAAATGTATTTATACTCCTCGAGACTTACCTTCTTCATATATTCAACCTCTATTTTTGGACCATCCCCAGCCTCAGCAAGTACAAGACCCATATTGTGATAACCAATATCAATCGCCAGAATCTTCATAAAGTTTAAACTGTCTGCTTCTTTAACACTTTAATAATTTGAAAGCTATAGAAGTCCTCAGTATATTGGAAAGTCTAGATGGGGCTAGTCCACGATGTCGTACAGTAGATCTGAAAAATACTCCTCGATTAAGAATTGGTTCAATACTCTTGATGGTATCACCCTCTTTGAATAAAATATGACCACCTATTTTTTCTACGTTATCACGGTTTATATCATTCAGATAAAGTAAAAATGTATATGTATCGTCATCCTCACTGTCGAAATGATACGCACCATCTAAACCATACGTTTGACCGTTTGCATATACAGTTACAAGTTTAAAGTTCCCATCTAAATGTGGTTTTATCATTTCATAAATTGTGTTTGTAAAAAAAGGTCTATCGTCGAGTACGGATATCCAAAACTTAATATCACCGAGTCGAGACCTATGTCCATAATACCATGGTAGATTTTCCAACATACTCATAGCATTTTTAAGGAGATTATCGGGTAGAATATCGTCTATAACTTTAATTGATTCCATATATAATTATAATATAAAATCTTTAATTTATTTACTTGTATTATATATATGAAGAACAAGACAAAGGCGCAAATCTTATGGTCTACAATAGCTATATTATCACTCATTGTAACCTACATGTGGATAAATCCTAAATTTGTTGAGGTCCCAGTAGAAGTTCCTGTGATGCCCGTTCCACCCAGACGTATGCAACGTCAAGAGAGACCTCACAGTCGAGAGTTTAGACAAGCACCTATCAAGCAATACAAACCTGGACACATGCAGCAGATGGGCGTCCTCATCGGTGAGGGTGATGAGACCCTACCCTTATACGGTAAAGAAGTAAGGGGGCGACGCGATCGTTATAGCTATTACACAACCACAGGGGGTGAAAACTTATACCCCATACCCATTTCACATAATGCGCGGGATTGTATGGAAGATATCGGTTGCCAAGAACTTTATGGGAATGAATCAGTCACTGTTTTAGGAAAGACTGGTGCATACACAGTAAAAATGTATAGAACGGATGATTTCTTTTAACGCGTAAATCTGTGGTAAGTATCAGTGCCTATCATAGCACTAGAAGTGCTACTGGAAATACAACATGCACACATCATCATCAAAAAGATTGGATTTTTAACTGGTATGGACATCAATTTTTGTGTAATAAACATTGAACATATACAAGAAAGTACAAGAGATGTTATTTGTGAAACATTGAAGTCCTTATTTTTGTCCCATGCGATATCAATCATTATTTACTATATACTAAGAATTTTTACTGCGGAGATTCATGACAATATCAACTTCTCTAGCGAATAACCCCGGATTTCTTGAGAACTTACGCTTCAGTCTCAAGAGTTTCAGAATAGTTTCATCATCTACATATTTAAAAAACTCCATGAGTTCTCCCATATCTTTCAAATTCATATCTTCTTTCTGAGCTTCGACGTAAGGCCATGTATATTCTCGAAGTGTCGCAAGTTCACATTCAAGTTTTCTTATACGAGGGAGAAGTACTTTTGAAATTAATATTTTTAACTCAACTACATTGGTCATTTCATATAAATATGATTTCATCTTTAATCTACATAAAAGTATTTGGCTATGTAAAATTAATGTCAAGAGTTCTTACTATTCTCGGAGTTAGACCTAATGTCCGATGCAAAGCTCAACACAGTGATGCAATTCATAACGAAATCAAAAAACATGAGATTAGACGCATAGCTTTACAATGCATGTATGAAGCGCCATCTCTCAACGAATATGAAGAACTTACCGTGAGACAGGTGCGTCTCAAAATGATTCTTCACGAAGCTCTCGATATTGCACATACCATTTGTGAACATCGTGATGCACAAGAATGTTTATGGGCGTGGGAGATGGTTGATGAAATTGATGACGCCGCTACAAGGGCTGGTGTCAAGTACTAATAATTTCCTTGAGTATAGTAAATGGAATACGGTAGACTCAAAGAAAGAGTCAAAAAAATGGGTTTCAGGGTAACCAAAAATGTCAAAGGGAAACGTACCAAACTGACTCAAAAAGAGCTCCAGACTAAACTTGACAGGAAACGAGTGGGTTATGGACCAACCCTAGAAAACCAAGCTAGAAACGCGAAGAAGTTCATTCGTGTGTGTAAGATGGTTCTCAAATCTGCTGAACCTAATGCACCACGAACTTCACGACCCATACGCACCACTGCACCCCCACCTCCTCCACCTCCTCCACCAATGCGCGCTATTCCCGCACCACCTGTTAATAACCCACGTGCCAGACTTATGGCCAATCTCCAAGCAAATCTTAAAAGGAGGGGTCTCACAAATAACTAATCACTAAACCCAAATAATATCAAACCTCTTTGACATAAACTTCTTAACATCCTCAAAGTTTGGATGACTCCAAAGATACCACCGCGACCAGAAACCCGCACCATCAATACCACTAATTCCCCAGTTCTCAGAGAAGCTGTAATCTATCTTCAACATCTTCTCTTGGATCTTTTTAGGATCTCTCTGCGCAATAACAGTCTTTGGTATCCTACCTCCGTGTCTAAGAATATAGGAACGCATCCGTGAAGGAGTCCCATGTTTTGTATAGTCTGAATATCCACTTGCACCAAAGTCAACAGTTCTGCCATCTTCGAGGATGGCTCTAAATTTCTTTTTGCGGTTCGGACTTCGTGTGACCTTGACCCGCATCTACTATTTTAAAATATTTTAAATTATATATATGACATTTGATCTAACAAAGAGAATATTCTTAAATAAAATAGCACCAGGTATACGTGCGTTATTTTCAGATACGAAGGAATCTAATAGAATTGGTAGGAACCCCTCGAATCACATTGAACATTTTTTAAAGAAAAATATACTTATTCATACGGACGAGGATGTGTACCATTTCTCTGTTGGAAAGTTTAATTTATGTCTCAAGATGTTAGTTGAGGATGATATATTTAGACTACTCACATTCTTTGACTCTATAAATATAACGTTCGGAGATGTATTTAGAGAGGCAGATATAAATATTCTTTATTTAACTGAAGATGAAATCAGAATTAAAACGCTCATCGATAACGGAGACGTAGCAACCTTTAAGGACTTCATGTACTATTAATTACTTACGACACGCACCACAATATCCTTCCTTCTTGGGGAGGAAGAAAAGACGTTCGGGTCCACGCTTGACTCGGTACATGTGATCATACATATGGAGAAGAGCAACGGCTAGTCCCGCGGTACCTACGACCGAGTACTTCACCTTCCTAGCAGTCCAGGCATAGGCGATGAGCATGGCCACGATTACCATCTGGACGATAGTAAGACGGGGGAACTCTGGCATCTTGAAACGCTTCTCAAGAGTGGGAGCTTCTTCTGTGGGGATTGGGGTGTATGTTTCCATTCGCTTTCCGCCGTAACCGGGCATTTTTATTTTATACTGAGAAAATAATGTGGCCCATTGTGTTGGTTCCTTTTGCTATGATTTTCTATGATTATTTTAAGGCACCCATTGATTCTCTCTACTTTACAAAACCACAGCGTTTAATTCTCGGTATACAAAATACTTTCAGGGATGTCATATATTTCCATAATAAACACGAGGTAAAGGATTATCCAGGACTTCTTCTCATTAAACTTCATTACAAAAGAATACAGGAAGAGTATGAAAAGATTTCAACAACACTAGAGAAAAGATATTATCATGATGTAGATGCATGGTTTGAAAAAAATGACAATTATTATTTTTACAAAGTTGAAAATTTTCCAATATTAGATGGTCTCATCAAACAAATACCATGCATTGACACAAGAGTCGCAGCTTTTGCTGTCACCGAAGGACCAATGGTTATACCACCACATAGAGCAGAATCAAATGAACTTCTGAGATATCATATCACCATTCAAGGTGATGGAGATTGTACGTTGTACACACAAAACGGTGAGCATGTACATATAGAAGGTGAAGACTTTCTCTTCGATCACTCGAGATATCATGAACTTATTAAAACAGGAAACGGTAAGAGAGTTGTACTCATACTTGATGTTCATAGGTGATTTCGACACGTTGCGATGTACATATCACTACCACCGATGAGTTCTAGGGTTTT